AGCTGGAATGATGAATTTTTTGAATGAGTTGGCTGCGCAAAAAACAGATCTTTTATTTAATGATGTAATTATTGAGAATGCTAAACAAACTGGCCTCATTTCAATGACTCAGCAAGTGGATGCTTTGAATGAGGCAATCCCCGATGAAGTTCTTGACTTGGGTTTTGTAGTTCGCGGAGTCAATGAGGCTACAATAAACGAGACAATTAGAAACACTCTCATAAATGGATCAACAATTCAAGAAACCGTCACAAACTTTGTTTCAGATTTTGATGGTAAAATAACCCAGCAATTAAGGATGGGAATAAATAACGGCGAGACTATAAGCGAATTAACTCAGCGGGTAAGAGGCGTTATAAATAAAAAGGGTGTCAATGCTCAAACAATAGCGAGAACGGTTCAAACTGCGGTAAGTGCTGAAGTGAGAGAAACGACTTTTGATGAAAACTCAGACGTCGTAAAAGCGTACGAATGGGTTTCAACTCTTGATACGCGCACAAGTGATATTTGTAAAAGTCTTGACGGTGAAATATATAATTTAGACGATCCAAAGAGAAGAAAACCGCCAGCCCACCCAAATTGCAGGAGTACAATCGTACCTGTATTGAAGTCTTGGAAGGAATTAGGCATCGACGCGCCCGAATTAAGCGCGGGAACTCGTCGAGATATGGACGGGAAGTCAATTAGCGCAAAGACTGACTACGGCGAATGGTTGAAAGGTCAATCTGAGAAGGTGCAAAATGAAGCACTTGGAGAAGACAAAGCCAAGCTATTCAGAGATAATAATTTAGATATGAAAGACTTTGTTAATCGAATAGGTGAGCCATTAACAGCCGAGCAAGTGAAAGCGAATCTTGAGAGAAGACGAAGAAGATAATTTTTGCATGATGCAAATAAACAAAAACGGCGGTGTTCGCCAAATATAAAAAAAAGGAGTTGAGTATGCTACTCAAAGCTATTGTTGAAGAAGTACCCGAAGGAATGACAGATTATTACACCAGTCGCGAAGATGGTAAATTTGTCTTAGGCGTTGAATCCGTTGACGGTTTCGGCCTTGAAGATGTCGCAGGATTAAAGCGAACTCTTGAAGAGGTGAAAGGAAAGGCCACAAGCAGAAAGGAAAGGCTTACAGGTTTCGGTGAGTATACGCCCGATTCAATCAAAGAACTTGAAATAAAAGCTCAGTCAGCCGGTAAACCAAGCGAGGCTTTAGAGTCGCTCAAAAATGAGATGGGGCAAAAACTAACGGCTTCACAAAGTACAATCGAGCAACTAGAAAAACAAATCAAAGAGGGGAATCAAAGAAACACGATTAATTCAATCTTCGCATCAAACGCTTCTAAGTTTCAAGAGGGTTCAGCGGATTTTGCCAAGCAAGTACTTTCAAAGTATATCGGCACAGATGCAGAAGGAAACGCTTTTGTATGGAATCAAGACAAGACAGGCGCGAGGATGTCAAGCAAGCAGGGAGCTTGGGAGAAACAAATGTCTCCTGGTGAATGGCTTGAAGGCGTGACTGGCGCGGTTATGTCGAAAGGTTCTTTTGATGGTATATCAAGCAATGATTTAGCAAGCTTTGGCTTTATGCTTTCATCTAATGCAAAAAGCGGAAGTGGTCAAGGTTCACCAAATGCACCAAGCGCGGGGATGAGTCCCGAAAAATGGGCTGGAATGAATCTTGATGCTAGAACAAAGTACGCAAAAGAAAACGGTATGCCGAAGTTCTGATAAAATATGAAAGTGACATTATTTAAAGTGATGTCACTTTTGTCAGTTTTAATAAAAATATCAAATGAGTTTGTAAAAAGTGTTATAAGTGACTACGTTTAATTAAAATGGGGGTGCTCCTCAAATAAAACAACTTAGGCATGTTGCCTAGTTTTAAAAAAACATACATATAAAAAATAAAACAAAGGCAGAAAACATGGGTACTACAACTATCTCAGACAGAATTATCCCCGAAGTCTTCACTGACTACACTTTTGAACCTTCAATCTCAGCACTCGCGCTTATTCAAAGCGGTTTAGCCGTTCGCGATCCGCGTCTCGATCAATTCGTTTCTATGGGTGGCGATACTGTAAACGTTCCATTCAATAAATCCGTATCTCGCCAATCCGACACTGTTGGCTCTGATAACTCCGCTTCAAACCTCGTCACTGGCAAGCTTACTTCCGCCAAGATGATCGGCGCGCGTTGTTTCCGTACTATCGGCTGGTCGGACATGGATCTTGCCTCACTTCTCGCAGGTGATGACGCATTGACTTCAATCGGTGCTGAAGTTTCCGAGTCTTGGCAGTACAACATGCAGCGCGTTATTCTTGCTCAGCTCAAGGGTGTCTTTGCTGACAATACTGCAAATGATGCGGGCGACATGAGCTATAGCGTCTATTCTGACGTTGTTGCTGGTTCAATTACTGACGCAATGAAGATTAGTGGCGCGGCAATTACTGAAGCTAAATATACGATGGGCGACAAAAACGATAAGCTTGTAGCTATCGCGATGCACTCACTCGTTAAGAAGCAGCTAGAATTACTTGAACCAAACGCCTTCATCCCGAAGTCACAGACCAATACTGGCTTTGATAGCTACCAGGGTTTAATGCTCATCATTGACGATGACATGCCTGTTGTAGCCGGTACTAACTCAAGCGCATACACTTCTTACCTTATCGGTGCGGGTGCTTTTGGTGCGGGTTTCAATCCTGCCGCTAATTACACTCCCGAAGCAGTTCAGCGCGAAGAGTTGAGCGGTGACGGTGCAGGCGAGAGTTCTTTAGTCTCACGTCGTGATTTCATCTTCCACCCTTACGGTATGTCGTTCGTTGGAACTCCTGCTGGTGCAACTGCAACAAACGCAGAGTTTGAGGCAGCTACTTCATGGAATCGAGTATACGACCGTAAGAACGTATCACTCGCCGCGCTTGTGACTAACGCGTAGTAAGTTATCGGGGGCTCTTAATTGAGCCCCCTTTATTCAATCCAATAAAAAATAAGGTTAATTTATGAGCGAATCACTTAAAGAATTAGAGCAAATCAAAGCTGATTTATTAGCAAACGAAAAAAAGATCATCCAAGCAAAAGCAGACGAGGCAGAGAAACAAGCCGAAGCACAAAAGAAAGTTGATGCTGAATTAAAAATAGCTAATCAAATTGCCTTTGTGAAACGTCAAGAGCTTATCAATTTAGAAAAAACACTTGCTCCATTAGTGAGCCAATACGCCCAACTGAAAAGAAATCATATAAAAAATGATATTACTGATAAATGGGATGCTTTTATTGCTGACTTGAAAGGCGAGAAGAAGCCACGCAAGAAACGCGCAACTAAAATCGAAGAGTAAATCATGGCTTTAATTGTAGAAGACGGAACAGGACTTGCAAACGCTGAGAGTTATATAAGTGTCGTAGATTGCGATGCCTTATTAATTCAATGGGGGCGCTCAAGTGCTGCTTGGCTTGCCTTAACTGATGCCGAAAAAGAGGGACTGTTACGCAATTCTACAATGTTTATTGATTCGGAATATGCGGGGCGCTGGAGTGGCTGCGTTGTAAATAATACTCAGTCGCTTTCATGGCCTAGACTTAACGCCTACAAAGCAAATGGACAAAGTATTCCATCTGACGAAGTACCAAGCGAAGTTCTTAGAGCCGCTTCATTTATTGCGGTTGAGTCCATCGACGGCGGAGTTTACGCGAATGAGGATAACGGCGCGCGCATTGCTTCTGAATCGGTGGGGTTAGGTTCGGGCGCTCTTAGTGAGTCCAAGTCTTATGTAGGCGGGAAAGATGCTTCTTATTCTTCCAAATCCGCTGACTTAGTTCTTAAGCCTTTACTCAGTGGCACAACAGGCCGAACGGTTTACAGGGGTTAATAATGGCTTTACTTGATGCTAAATTTATTGCACTAGGCAAGAAGCTTTTAGATAAGTATGGAATGACCGCAAGCATTACTTTGCGCGATTCGTCCGCTGCCTTCAATCCAGCAACAGGAACACGCGAGGATTGGAGTGATGATACTTTTAGCGTTAAGGCCGTTCCCCCTGGCATAGCAAAGGATTTAATACGAGATGGATCAAACGAGACTAGCGCGGTTACTTTCATTTCTCCGATTGATATTGCTGGCACTAATTTATGTGTCACTTCTGAGTCTCTTAAAAATTGCGATTCATTTACAACGTATGACGGCAAGGATTTTAAAGTCTTGAATCATACGCTTATTTATTCGGGCGATCAAATAGCACTTATTAGATTGGATCTTGAGTAATGGCTAATCTTGCCTCAATCGAGCAAGTTAGCGGAGACTTAGGAAAAATACTTCAAAAAGTTTCTGATAGGAATCTTGGTAAGCAATCTGTAACACTTAACAAAATAACCTTAGACATATTAAGCCAGGTAGTGAGAAACACGCGAGTGGATACAGGGGCATTGATAAATAACTGGCAGGTTTCAAGAAATCTAAGGAATAAGAGTAAAGAAAAAAGTAAGACATACGATAAAAGCGGGCGCGGTGCAATATCAAAAGGTAAGCGCGAGGCGATGAAGATTAGAATTTCAGATACTATTTACATTCAAAACAATTTAAGTTATGCGGCGCAATACGAGAAAAAAGATAAAATGCTTTATAACGCTATTAAGAAAGTAACTAAGGACTTAAGCAAATGAACGCCGATACAGTAAACAAAGTAAGAGTTCAAGTTTCAAAGGCGGTCGAGGATCACGGCGGATTAGAGTTGATTTGGGATGTCGCGCCAACTGAAGCCAAGAAAGAGATGTTTTGCACTGCGGTAATTCGTGATGGTGGTCGTAGAATGATTGCAACTTGTGGAAACGCTTACGATTACAGAGAAGATGGAACGGTTGAAATAACGGCATACATGAAGCGCGGGCAAGGAGATAAATATCTTCGTGACGCGGTTGATGAAATAAAATACTTCTTAGAGGAGTCAATCATTGAGAATGTAACCTTTGGAGATATACCGCAAGATGTTCCTTTGGAAGCCGAGCAAACGCAATACGCTATATTTTTACAGGTTGAATTTTTCGCCTTAACTTCAAGACCAATAACACAAGGATAATAAAATGGTTACACCGAGACAAAGCCAACTAGCACCAAGCCAACACCCTAAGCAATATGCCGCGACGACTGAGCACGTTATCTCAAATGCAGTTGAAATCCGAGCAGATGCAGTGGGGGCGGTGGTCATAGTTCAGAACGGCGAAACAGTCACTTTCAACGCGGTTCAAGGCTAGCAATTACCGCTTTATGGTGATTTCACTATTGACGCGACGACCGCTATTATTACTCAAATATTCTATTAAATAAAAACAGGAAAATAAAATGGCTAAGAAACAAGGACAAGGAACAACCGTAACTTTTGTAAGTGCAAGTGGAAATATCGCTGGCGTTTGCATTACTGATGTGCAAGATGGTGGTGCAACCGTATCAATGGAAGACGCGGTCTGCATGAGCTCAACAGAAATGGAAAAGATAGGTAATGAATTAATTGATAACGGCACGGTTTCATTGACTTTATTACATGATCCCGAAGTAAATGTTCGCCAGCTACTCAAAGAGAAGGGCGTGCTTACAATCACTTCACCAATCTCCGCGCCACCTAATGCAACACCCGAAAGCGAGACAGGTAATGCGGTTTTGACTAGTTATGCAAAGGGCCGCCAGGTTAAGACTTTGATGAGTTCCACAGTTGAGTTCACTTGGAATAACGACGCAACGTATACTTACGTCCCCGAAGGCGCTTAATTGATGAGCGTCTATGATGAGCTAAAAAAAGCAAACGTTGATTTTAATAAGATTATCGAAAAGGAATCTAAGCTTTTAGATAAGTCTTTTTATTTTCGTAAATTAACTGGCTCGGAATGGCATATCATAGACGCTTTGAAGACTCAGCTTGCGCATGGAATACTAAATCAAAAGCTGACTATTGAAGAGGCAAACGCCAGCAATTATGTTTTTGACTTAATCCGCTTTAGCTGGGTGAATGATTTTAGTGGCGCACAGGTCATTGATTCAAAGGAACGCTTTGAGGGTTTAGCAAATGGAGATATTGATCCTTATATAGTTAATGAGATTTCAAGACTTGCGCTTGAAGCTAATGATTTTATTCTGACCGAAGAATCCATAGAGTCAAAAAAAAACTATCTGAATTTGAATTAGAGAACTACGGTTATTTAGCGGATAAAGTTAGCAGGTTAAGGAATGATCGAGAGTTAGCTTTTAAATTTGATTTAGCGGAACACTTGCACAAGTCAGTTTCTGAGATAATGAAACTAACAAAAGAAGAATTGGATTACTGGCGAGCGAGATCCTTAGTCGTTCCGATTGGATGGATGAAAGGCGAGTCAGAAACGGCGCGGTTAATAAATGTAATATCAAAGGGTCGGGTGACTTTCCGAGAAGCTTTTAATAATCCTTTTGAACCAATACCCGAAGATGATCCCGAACTAATAGCACAAGCTCAAGCATTTATAAAACAAGGTAAAGAAAATGGCAGTAACTGAAGATGTATATGTAAAGCTAAAGCTTGATTCAACTGACTTTGAAAAGAGTATGGAAAAATCTACTCACGATGTCAATGAGTTTGCGCGTGAAGTAAAGGGGAGCAGTACCCTAGTAGATAATTGGGGCGGCGCGATAGGTGCGGCGACTGCTTTAATAGGTGGAGCGACTACGGCAATAGCTATATTGACCGCTGAAGTAGCAAAAGGTGTCGTAGAAACTGAGAAGTATGCGGAACGGTTAGGTATTGCAACAAAGGAGCTTTTAGCCCTTCAAGGTGTCGCTAGGTCGTTTGGTGTTGATACTGAAGAAATCAACGAAGGCTTAAAGAATATGAAAGAGCGTTTGGGTGAAGCTTTTTTAGAAGGACGAGGAGCGACTTTTGATGCCATTAATAAGTTAGGGCTTGATTTAGAAAGACTAAAAACGCTTGACACAAAAAACCAATTTCTTGAAATAGCGGACGCATTAAGCAAAGTAGAAGACGAAGGCGAGAGAACTTTTCTTCAAATGGAAATAGGGCAAGAAGAATTTTTTAAGCTCGGCAATATTATTGGTAAGGGTCGTGAAGAGATCGAAGCAATGATACTAGCGCAAAAAGCACTAGGAGCAGGCTTAGACGTAAAGAAATTGAAAGAATTTGGCGACGATCAAAACAGGCTTTCAAACTCATTTAAAAACTCAGCTGATAATGTAGCTACTTTTTGGGCTCCTGCTTTGGGCTTAGCTTCAGAGAAAACTGCCGACCTACTTGATTGGTTTAATAAACTCGGCACTCACTTAGATAAAGACCCTTACAAGGATCAAGTAGAATCAATCAAGAAGCTGGAGGAGGCGCTTATAAGTATTCAAAAAATAGATCCTTTTATAGCTCAGCAAAAAGAAGCCGAGACACTTATACTTGACAGAATCGCAGGTGAAAAAACTATCGCTCAAATCGCTTTTGAATCAGATTCGAGACATGGAGCGAAGGAAAAAGAAGCTTCAGATTTGAGGGGTGACATTCAGAAACGATTAGAGGAAGAAGCCAAAACAAAGAATGATGCTCAAGATTCACTTTTTAAGACATGGGAAGAAGAAGACAAGCGAGCAGCACAACAAAAGCAACTTAACTCAGCTTCTGGCGCTTATCAAACAAGCGGAGTTTTAGAGCGTGGCAGTGTTTCAGAGGCTAGTATTGGAGCAGGCAAGGCGAATCAGTACGAGATTAAATCAGCTAATACATTAGATAAAATGTTGCAACTTATGAAGAAAGAAAATAGATCTAGTCAATTAATTAAGGTAAATCAATTATGAGCGTGGAAGTAGACAGATTCTCAAGGCTTTTGCCCGTTTCTTATGAGCGAGCCTATGAAGGCGTTACAATATCGGAAGAAGTAATGTTAATACTTGATGTAGCGCCAGCTAGCTTTTCAGAAGTTGAGACAATAGCAGCCTATACAACAGGTTCAGCTCATCCAGTTAATTCTCAATCAATTTTAGACAATTTTGAAATAGAGGCAATAAGCCCAACTCAGTATAAAATTAATCTCGATTACGTGCCTAGAAATACCTCGAAGACAGAAGGCGGGGCAACGCCACAAACGCGCGTACAATTCAATACTTGGTACACAACAAGGGTCGCCGAGTTTGATACGGTTAGTGGTCTAGCGGTAGCTAACTCAGCTAAAGACGCGCCTAATCCTTTACCCTCAATACAAATTCCACATGATGAGATTGTTTTAGTCAAGCGTCAATCAAGTTTTGATCTAACCCGCACAAAAGACAAAGGAAAGGTTAATTCTTCAGCTTTTACTTTAGTCGGAATAACTATTCCCGAAAATTGCGCAATGCTTTCGGATTATAGATTTGATGTTGTTTACGATGATTTAGGCAATGTCGAATATGATGTGACTTATGCTTTTAAAACTAACTTTAAAGAGAATGCAGGCGGGACGGTTATAGGCTTTGCACTAGAGATACTTGACGCGGGCTTTAATAAGCTTGTAGCAGGTGAATCGGAGCCAATAAGAAGCAACAAAACAAAAACTTTGCCAGTCGAGCCAGTGCGTTTAGATGGCGCAGGTGCAGTTCTCCCAATCGCAAGCGCATCCGTTTATTATGAACGACTCATACACGAAAGGGCTGATTTCGGCACTTGGGGTCTTGATACAACTTGGCCTTACTGATGGATATTAACACTTTTGATGACAGAAGCGTAAGAAAAATTGCTGATACTGTTGCGTACGTTGACAATATAACACAAGGACAACCCGCAAGTCAGAGGCAATTTGGCAATAATGACTTTAAGGTCAAATTAACCTCTGAAACTGTCACTACTGGCGAATGGAACGCGACTGAAGTAATTTGGGATGGTTCCGCTTTTGTGGTTCCTTCAGACCCCGAAACTTGGGATACAACAACACCTTTAATCGTAACGGGCGCTGATGGTGCGGTTGACGATATATTAACGGCTGAAGCGTTGACAGATACAAATAACGAAACCGTTTGGCTCGCCTTAAAGCCTGCGGGTGGTGGTGACACAAAAGTAAGGCTTAAAGTGAAAGCAACCGCTACTGTACTAGCTAATGTTGTTTTTTTATGTGATATAATAGATAACACTGGTGCGGTACTTAC